TTTGGGCAACTGCGCTTGCTGTTTCTGCGACCAGTTGTAGTTTTTGTTGCTCTAGTATTTCATTTTGAGCTTTAGTTGCATCTTGCTTTAACAAAAATTCAATAGACTGGCTCATGGCACTATTTACAGCTGCCAAGTAAACCTGAGAATATTCAGCACCCTTAATTCGACCACTATCGTACTCGGCTTTAATGTGTGGCTTTACTGACCGCATTAATTGGTCAAATACACCAGTACCATCAAGAGCACCTGTCGTTAAGTCAGTCGTTAATATTGCTACGGCCATTATTTATTCCCTAGTTATTAGCTATTAAGCGGCTGTGCCACTAGCCATTGCCTGGCGTTGAGCTAAGTCTTTTAGTTCTGCAGTAGTTAAAGGATCAAGGCGATCAACACTAAATTCTTTAACTAATTTTCCTATTCTAGACTTTTGCCCTTTTGGCCCTGTAACAGTGCTAAAAACTTGGCACTGACGGTCTTCTATCATGTTTAAAATAATGCCTGGAACATGCCAGTCAACATTGAATGGAACCATTCTTCTAAACGTACCGACTACACCATTACCGGCTGTAAATATTTCGCCATCATGGTCTCTTCGGTTCGGATTCATGCATGCCACGCGCACGCGTACTAATGTGTTGGCTTCTCTTTTAAGCCGCATTCGTCTTTGAGCGTCTGTTTCTTGAACAAACGGCACAGGTAAATCAGTAACTGGTGTAGCTGGAATAGGCTCTTGGAATACTGCGCTAGCTTCTTTTGGGGCTTCTTCACCCTTAACAGCTGCGGCAACACGCTCGCGTAAAGTATCTACTCCGATATTCGGACTAAATGGAACACCCATTTGAGTTGCCCGTTGCTTGAGAGAATCTAGTTCACTCTCAATCGGTAACATCTCGTCATCTTCTGGATAAGTATCTTCTTCAGACATTGCGGTTAAATCTCCGTTAACAAAAAAGAATGATCCCCCCTTTCAGGGGGATCAAAAGTCTTACAACGTTGCACCAGTCTTGATTAGACCAATACGCTCGGAACGCTCAATGAGTGTGCCGTAGTACCATTTGATGGACATAAATCCTGTCTCACCATACGGATCTGTGGCATACGACTCGGGAGAGCCTGGCTCGCTGTTTTTAATCTTAAATTTCACAGTCTTGCCATCGGTTTGAAAACCAATAGTTGTAAAAGCACCTTCACCAACAACAAGCATTGGGAAGACGTCAAACAATCCATTAGTTTCGTAGTTAGTTGCACTACCGGTGGCGTTTGAACCAGCACCTTCCCACTTGAGCATTTCAGGAACAATTACGATCCTGAATTGGCCAATCATCCCAATCTCGCCGTTCAATACAGTTGCTCCAGCTGCGTAATGCTGAACTGCAATGAAAGCCTGATTACTGTGGAGATCGTTCATTGCTTCAAGCGTAGGCTGAAGCTCAGATCCACAGAACAAGACTCGACCAGCTGGAATCGTTTGAGTGTCAACAAGCCGTGTACCTGTAGCAACTTTTGTCTGCTTAGGTGTGCGGTTGTTGTCAAGATCGATACCAAGACGCATGAGGTCAAGATAGGTGACAATGTCGTTAACATCGATGTCAGAGTTCTGGCTAGCACCGCCCGCGTATTTTACTACGCCAGCTGAGTTCAACAGATCAACTTGTAGAGCGTCTTCAGTAATTTCAGAAGCGCCGTTAAGCATTTCACGGTTGATGTGCGTTTGCAGATCAGCATCAGAGTCAAAGTCCAGAGACTCTTGGGTGTACTCGTCAAAGAATCCAAACTTCTCAATAGAGCCTTCAACTTCAACTCTCTTGAAACCAACTCGGTTAACACGTCCGCCGTTCTCAGTCAGAGCTGGGAGTTTACCGGGGATAGCGCCAACATCTTTGCTAGAGCCGTACAGGTTACCTGTGCCAGGAACCGCTGCAGATATTGCACCATCAATGCCAGTTTGAATTGTGTCATTGATTTTCCAACCAGCAGCAACATACGCTGCAATAGTGGTATCCCAGTTAGTGTCCCATGCAACAAGAGCATAACCAGATGATTGAACTAAGCTTTCAAGTTGTACTTGAGTTTCAGCAGCTGTAACAGCAGCTGCAGCATTAGCGCCTTCACCAACAATCGTTAAAACGTTGAGCTGGTTTGATGCAATTTTTACTCCAGGGGGCACAAACTTGAAGGTAATCTTCATTGCAGTTGATGCACCAGCAGCGTCAATGCCTTGATCGTTGATGTTGGCATCGTCGAGCAAAGGCAAGTAGTGATACTTCTTGATCTTTTTACCCATGTTCTTGGGCAGGTTAGTTGTGCCACTCAGCGGCAGAAAGTACTGTGACTTTCGAGCCTCGATGAGCGCGGTTTTTATAAAGTGGTCAGTACGAATCTGACTGCCCATGTCGGAGGGTGTTCCTCCAATGGGGTCGTTATATTCAATAGACATCGTTTATTCCTTAAATAAGACTAGGGTCTAGCCGCAAAAATTCCTCGTCTGACATACTAAGCGGGTTGTAGTCCGCTTTGCCTGACGACGTAGGTGCAGCCGGTTTGGATGGGCTTGCAGCCCTGCGTTTATCTCGTCGTTTTGCATCGTTAACGATAGGTTTTGGAGCTGCCGCTTTTGATGGACTTTTGACCGGTACTTTCTCGTTTGAGAACAGGTGGTCAAATGCACCATTTTCTTGCATGGCATCGCCTATTTGCCTATACGCCTCGATGTCAGAAACACCGCTTAAACGCCCAAACATTCGTTCCCTTTCTACCTCAGTACTTATCAAGTCATAAACGCCACTAGCTATGTGACCGCTTATTACTTTCAACAGTTGTGGTTGATCAGCTACGATCTGTTTGCTCTGGTCGTCCCACTTAGTGCCAACAATATTCAAAGTCTGGTCATACGTCTCAGAGTCACGTAACTCTTCAAGGACGGTATCCAATTCAACTTCTCGGTCGTCAACAGTGCGCTGGGCCGGTTTGTAATTAACATCCTCATCAAGGTTCAGGTCCATCGGATCAATCTTGCTGTCGGTTAACAGCTTTTTGATTGCTTCTGGGTTTCCCTCGTTAAGGTCAATTAAGAAACTTAATTTATCTTCATTGAGCAGCTGGTGTTTCTCCAGCAGCTTTAAATGCTTTAGATTTGGCTTTAAGCCGGACATCTTTTTGTTATAGTTAGCGCCCATCTGCATCAGTCGACGTGCGTCTTCGACGCTGTCGACCTTCATATCTTTGCCGTTGGCTTTAAATGTGGCTAAGAGGCTTTCGTACTCTTTCTTGTAATCAATTGTGGGTTCATCAGTCTCGCTCGTATCCTGCTCGCCTGCATCCTCGGAGTCTGCTTCATCTGTAGTGTCGGGGTTTTCTCCGTCTTCCTCTGCCTCTTCAATAGGCGCATCTTGATCAATCTCTTCAATATCCGGATTTTCCGGATCAACCTCTTCCTCATTTTCCTCTTCTACATCACTGGTAACAGGCTCTTCTAGCCCATCTTCTTGTTCATTATTAATTTCAGGAGCGTCAAGATATTCATCTCCACGCTTAGCGAAATCTTCATCCGATAAAGTGAAAACATCCTGCTCTGTTTCAGCAGCTTCGCCAGCCATCAGTAGGCTCCCTCACCCATTTCATCTATTTGTAGCTCGCCATCACGAATGGCATCTCTAGCCATTTCGCCTGTTAAAAAACGCGCATTAAAGTATTGCTGTAAAGCGCCAATGCCATCTATCTGTTTGATAATGGCGCTTTGGGTGGCTTCACCGGACATGGCAGGAGTGGCTTTCATTTCGACAAGACGGGCAGGCTCTTCTTTAAAGTAGCCTTGCTTAATAACCAATTTGAAATCAGGATTCTCAAATAATCTTTCTAATGCATCTGCGCTACGAATTATCTCTCGTGCGTCGTCCATTTGAATCTGAATGTCTTGTACAGTTACTTCTGACTGCGTATCTCTCATGCTTAGTTCTTCCCATCATTGCTAGTTAGTTAACAGGTTTACTTAGCGGACTCTAATTTAAGAAAAAAACCTTTTCTGAATTATTTTTTGCCCTTCAAATAGTTATCAAGCTGGGTAACGTTATTCAATTCCATTTGGTTAGATTGCTTAAGAGCTTCTAATTCCATGTTTCCTCTTGCTTGTTCCCCTTGCAGTTCTTTATCACGCGCCTGCGTGACACCAGACTCTTGTTCAATAAAGTCGAGATCAGTCTTATCTGCCGAGCTACTCATCTGACGGCCTTGCGCTGCTTCAGTGCTTGCTTTAGCCGTGTTGAGATCAGCGTCAGTAAAGTTTTCTACAGTCTCAGACTTAACTTTCATGATTTCAGCTTTTTTGAGCTCTATCTCAAGTTGAGCCAACTCTTGCTGTACAGGATCAGGCTGTGGCTGAAACTCTTCTATCTTCTTGGCTAGTCCTGGCATCTTTCTGAGCAGTGCAATGTCGCGCAGAATCATGTTGGTCATCTCAGGATCGCCATTAGGGCCAATGGTTTGCAGCATCATTGCTAACTCGCCCGCTTTAGAGTTGTCTTCCTCAGCAGTACTAATGTCTACGACTAAATCAAAGTTACCTTTAAGATCATCTCTGCGTATCGCCACAAAACTTTCATTGGTAATTCGTATGATTTCTTCGTCTTCAAGAAACTCGCTGTTCATTGAAATAATCTTTCGACCAATCTTGGTCATACCAGAAGCCAAACGCCTAAGCATGCCTGTTTCACGTTTAGCGGCACTGTCTAGTGCACCGTTAATACCGGTAGCAACTTCGCCTAATGCGCCAGAATTAATCCCTTGAGAGAACGCTTTAACGCCAGTCATTGACTCGGCTTCAAAGTTTTGTAGCTCAATCATGAACTGACTTGAGCTAGGTAATTCTGGGTACTGATGCATGTAAAAAGCCATGCGCGGATCGACATTACCGTTGTACTGGTAGTCTTTGCCTGTCTGGAACCGGCGTAGATTTATAGAATCTAATGCGCCTTTTCTAGTACCCATTTGGCCATTAGCAGACCGGCCCATGGTATCGACCATGCCTCTGGTAATTGCGCCAATAATCTTTTGATTGTCTTCTAGCAGAGCGCCATCTGGCTCGCCGTACAAAGAACCTTTGACGGGCAAGGCTGGGACAAACACAAAAGGTAACTCTCCGTCCGGATGAGGAGATTCCTCCATCCGGATCATTGTGCCTTCTACCCAAGTACATATGATTGGCTTAGCAATACCACTGTCGTCATAGTCCCAGTACCCCCAGTAGTCGTACGCTATAACGCGTTTACGTGACATGTCTTTTGACTGAAACGAGTGCAGTTCTTCGTCATTAACTTCGTGATCTGGGTCTGAAAGAGCTGAAGCGCCTTCGACGTTAATCAGATCGATATTCTGGTACTTGCCTGCTTTTTTAAGATTACTGGTTGTTGTCTCATAGCTGTGAATTACAAAACCAGCCTTACTTAAATCTCCCCGGCAGGAAAAGTCGGGCATGACATTACGGTAATCACACACTTCGATATAAGGTGCGTTTTTAACCGTTTTAGTTGTAGTAACCTCTTTAAAACCAGTGATATAAGCCTCTACCGGGGCACCGCTTCGCATTGTTTCGTCATGCGCAGCTTGTAACTCTTTAGGCACTTCTGACTGATAACCAGTTGGGTTACTTTCCATCATCTGGTGTAGTTCTTCGTGCAACTCTGCCATTTGAGGCGCAGGCTCATAACCATAAATTGGCTTATTTTCGGTAACGTCTTCTTCTTCAAAGTCCCAACTAAGTTTTACAATAGCCGTGCCTTCGTCAACCGTCGCCCGAACAAAATCATCGATGAAGCTTTGCTTATCGATCTTGGTACTTATTTGATTATTAATGACTAGTTGATTTTGCCTAGCCGGCTCTTTGTCTTCCCAAGTTACAGGCTTAAGCGTGTAAAGCTCTTCTGTAGAAAGGAACGGTTCGGATAGGGCAGGGTAACGCCATTCTGCTTGCTTTCGGATTAGTCTAGGCTGAACTTGCGAGTAGCCTTTTGGCGGCTTAATTTTAGCGCTGCCTTCCATGTGTAGGTTATCTAACCAACCACGGATCTTATTTTTTTGCGTATCAAACGCGTCTTTACTATCAGTTTGTTCCTGCTTTAAGTCCGCCAAAGTAGGTGCAGAGGTCCAATCCTCCGGTGTGATATCTGATTCTTTATTCTTATCAGTATCAGTATCAATTGTCGTGGCTTTATCTTCTTCGGCCATCTACGTCATCTCATCTACGTTAGTCATCTGGCTAACGTAGCAGGCACAAAAACCTTTTTCTGGGATTACTTTACGCAAACCCTCTGCTGGTTAATTTGACGTTTTCGTAGTCGGTGTCTATCTCAAAGTTAAAACCTTTAAGTGACATTATTTCTTGCTCAAATTTAATGGCGTAGTTGTTACCTTCGTGCATTTCACCACCAAACCCCATTGAGTTAGTGACTCTGCTAGCGACGTACAAGCACAAAGCCCATAGATGTGATCTAGGCAGTGTGATCGTGGTTGCAGCAGCAGATGCCCAAGGCAGAGAGGCGGGTATAAGCGCATGATCAGCTTGATAGACAACAGACAGGCTAGTTGTCTCAAGAAGCCAAGGAGCTTTGACAACGTTAGTCGGTACAATAAGGGTCTTGTCGATTGTCCGGATAGCTCGCTCATTATTAAGTTCGTTTAGCGGGATCTCATAATCTTTTGCAAGGTAAGTACCGTTAACACGCATGATCTTTAACAGATCATCGTTAGCGGGAGCCAGCACATAGTTTGCTTGTCCAGACACAAGTGCTTGAGTGATAGTAACCTCTCGCAACAAGAATCTTTTGTGCAATTCAGTGATTCCTAACTTTACTAGCGGCAATACTTTGGCATGAATAGTCTCAACGTTAGTACCGTCTGCAGCACCATCCATAGAACCAGTTAGTCCAATGGCATCGCCCAAGACAGTGTTGCGTAGTTCTCCGTACGCGAGCTGGTCGTACACTTCAGTCAATAACATTTAATGCCTCACACAATATAAGATTCTAGGGCCTCACTGGCCGTTTCATTGTCATCAATCTCCCACAATCCGTCTGACTTTTCTGAACTAACTGCTTCTTGACTTGGCGGCCATACCGTCATCAAACCAAGCATAGAAATGTTATCTATTTGATCGTCTTTCTTACTGCGGAACCCGCTTGGCGAAGCCAAGCTCAGTTCCTCCATCATCTCTATAAGCTCTGGCCCTGACTGCCGCTCATTTGGAAAATACATCTTCCCGGCCTTAAACCAGGGCACTACGGTGTTGAACCTTTGCATTTTGTTGGTTGTAGGGCGTATTCCTGGGCGAGCTTGATTGCCCTCGCTGGCTAGCGTGAAGTAAATATTTCGAGTCAGCATTTGCTCTTCAATCCAAGGAATAAAACCACCTTGCTGCCCAGAGACCTCGATGCCTACTTCTTGAGGCGTCCACAGCTGCGCTAGTCGAAACAGATCATTAATGTTTTGATCCATTAACTGGCGTTTACAGATGCCGTCGACCCAATACCAATCTCGGTTATTGTTGATTGCCCAGACGTTAATAGTCGAGAAGTCGCTAGCTTGGCGTTCACTCGTTGCAAAGTCTGTCGTGATGTAGAAGTTAAAACGGTTACGGTTGTCGGCTACAGAGGCTTGCTTGTACCACTTAATGTCAGCGTCTCTGATTAGACGGTCATCGTCTGACATGATGCGGAGCATCAGCTCCTGATTGAACGTGTCAATCTTGCCAAGCTTTCGAGCTTTGTCGTATTGGATCACCACGTAATCGTAGGTAAACCGGTCTGGCCAAGAGCCTCTAAAGTCTTCTCTCGTGCAGGGAAACCGTTCACAAACAGGGAATACGTTGACGGCCCAAGCTCCAGACTCCACTGCTTTGTAAAGCGGGTCTTTCGCGTTAAATGGGGTTCCGCTCCAGATAACTAGGTTCTTTCGTGGGTGTAGCGCGTAGTCAACTGCCTTATAAACAGTGTCCTCCACGGCAGCAATGACTGTTGCCGAGCGTGCGTCTTCATCAGAAATTAAGTCATCAAGAACCGCTAGTTGCGGTCTTTTTCCGCGCTCTTTGGCTCCCCGAACACCGGTCTTAGCACCATAGCCTTTTACAATAAAAACATTGCCGTCAGCGTTTCTAAACTCCCAGCGAATGTCAGTAAAACGAGTAATGGGTATGTACTTCTGCAAGAACTCAGAGCTTTCCCAGCGGAACTCAAGGTTCTTCCGCATGTTCTTTACGCCGTTCTCAATGCTGTCAGAAACG